GAAGACATTTACAAATTCTGCTTCCAATATATCCTCTTCCAAATTCTTCATAAGAATAATAAACATAAAAATATTTTTTCATATCTCTACTCTATCGGGGTCGCAATAGTATTTATAAGGGGAGCAAAAATACTCCCCACCTGAAAAGTGCGACCCAGACAGGCACTCTTATTTAGACATAAGTTCAAGACGGTCATTTACAAACTTTTTAATATATTGAACTACAAGTTTCATATATTTTTTTAAATCTCTTTCCTCATAAAGAACACATTCTCCATTTTCACACGCCATAATAATGACTAGTTTTTTAATAGGTGTTCCAGTCATTTCATAATACGCCATACCATAAAACATTGCTTGAACAAAGTAATGCGTAATCCACTCTCTTGGTTTAGGTTTTTTTGAAGACTTAAAATCAATTACAGCAAGTTCACCATCGTGCTCTCCAATACAATCCGTTGTTCCAGCAACACCAAGTTGTTTACTATACAATGCACCTTCCAAACAATGAATATTATTGATTTTATTCAGTTCCATTTTCGCAATCTTAAAAAGAAAATCCGCAATCGGCGCAACAGTCGGCAAGTTCTTATTATAAAGATAGTTCTCTACAAGAGAGTGCATATCAGTTCCACGACTTGTTGCCGCTTTTGTAACACGCTCTGCTTCTTCTTCACCGACTTTTTTACGCCAATTAATAAAGATATCTTTATTAAAATGACTGGTCACCGAAGTGATGGAGACCAGTCGGAGAAGTTCTTCTTCATCAGGAACTTTATAGTACCTTACACCATCGATGGTTTCACGCTCCAACTGAGGGAGTTCAATATCAATATGATTAAACATTAAAAACCAGATTCCATTTTTGCAATGATGTACTCTTTAACAAGTCCAGAACGAACAATATCATCTACACCAAACTCAATTATATCAAAAGATGGCATTTTACGCAAGATAGTCATAAAATCTACAATACCATTACGCTCATTTGTTTTCTGCAAATCTGACTGTGAAGCATCACCGCAGAACATAATTTTAGAATTTTCACCAATACGAGTGATGATGGAGTCTAATTCGTGTGCAGTACAGTTTTGAAATTCATCAACAATAACAATCGCATTATCAAGAGTTGTTCCACGAAGAAATGAAGTGCTCCAGAACTTAATAGTTTCTTGTGACTTGAGATTTCCATAAAGCATTTCAAACTCAGCATCACTTGAAAGTTGGAACATATACTTCACCATATTCTTATAAGGAATCTGATAAATGTCAGATTTATCCTCATAAGTTCCTGGTAGAAATCCAATTTCTCTAGTTGCTACTAAAGAACGAACCAGATAAATTCTTTCATATGGAGATCTTTCATCTAAAACTTCTTTTATAGCATTATAAAGAGTAATAAAAGTTTTACCAGTTCCAGCACACCCATAAGCAACTAAATGCTTTTGAGCAGCATAGGATTCAAACAGTCGTTTCTGATTTTCTGTGAGTGGATCGATATCAATCAGATATTCAGAACTTAGTGGTTTTCTGCGCTTCATCTGACGAGTGGTAAGACCAACGCCAATTGGTTGATCTGCTCTTTTTCTTCTAGACATATTAGAGTTTTTGATGATTTGCTATTTTTAAAATATGTTCCATAAATGAAGAAACATTCATATCACTTTTCATATAATTACATTTTTTACAGCAAGGAACACAATTTTCTTTTTCGTATCCCACACTACTATCTATTCTATCAATTCCATTGTAAGGAACAGGAACACCAACATAATAATTTTTACCCCTATGGGGTTGTTTTAGTTCTGGATTGGATCCACAGTAATAACAATCTTTTTTAACAATTTCAAGATAATCTTCTTTTGATAAATTAAATTCTATATTTCTAGTTTTTGCTCCCGATTTATATTGCTCATAAATGTATCTATAAACACTTTCAGGTTTTCTTCTTTTTTGAGCATTAAAATTATTTCTATAAGTATGCTTACACCCACAACTTTTTGCTCGATCTAATTCGTTTTTACATACAAAACTATCGTATCTAAAAACTTTTTCTTTTCCACAAATACATTTACACAGAATTTTTTTCCTTTTTTTACCACTTGGATAAGTTTCATAAAAAGGTGGAGATATAACTTCAAGATAATAAAATTTATCTCCAACTTTTATTTCTGGATGTTTTATATAAGGTCTAGGCATAAACTAGGTTGGAATGCTATAACTATTTATATTATAACCTGGTTTATAGTTTTTTTACAGTTGAACCTGGAGCTCTGCTGGCTTTTTCTAATACAGTGTTCCACGAAGGATGTTTTGAAGTTAATTTATTTCTCCAATCACCCACTTCCCCAACATTCATTTGTGTTGGAATAAGTGGTTTAAGATTAGGATTTTCTTTTAAGTATGGTTCTTTTTCTGCCATAAGCATCCACTTCTCAAAAATTTCACCAGTTTCAGTATTTTCAAATCTATAAGTTGGCAAGTTTATACCTCCTGTTTAATTTTTATTTAGATAACCCACTCTGCTTCACCACCAAGTGCTTCATAACAAATTGGAAACTGTTCAGCAAAAACTGCTTTACACGCTTTTGCGATATCCATATGCTCCCGCTGAGTTCCTGACTTTTCACGGAGAGCAATGTAGGTTATCCACGAACGGCAAGAACCCGTCATATAAATGCGCGTAGGGGTCGCTAAGGGCAGTACAAACCGAGCACACTCCTTTGCCACCCCGTGAGCAAGAAGTTCTTTGTAGAGGTTCATAGAGTGTGCAAAATGCTCTTGAATTTTACTCTGAAGACCGAGTTTCTCATACTCACCAATATCATCAATCGAGTTCTGACGATTTTTAGTGTCTTGACGGCGAAGATCGGGAACGGGAATATATTCAGAAATCAAAGAACTATCTGCATACCGTTGAGAAAACTCTTGGAATGTGAAACTGCGGTGCCTCAGAATCTGTGCCGCAATACCACGAGTCGTCTCAATCTCAAGCGTCATAGAAGACTGCTCAAACACAGACCAATGATTATGCTTAATACAATAAGCAAGCAACTTGGCATAGTTTTCGTTGTCTTGATTCGCAGGGTTACTAACTCGCGCAATAAACGCCATTGTTTTTTCTGCATCGGGAGTTACCGAAATAAGTTTTACAGTCATTTCTTTCCAAATCCTTTTGATGTTTTTGCTTCCAGTTGTGCGAGTTCTTCTTTTAATGCTCGCAGTTGTTGTTTCATTTCTATGATTTTTTCTTCAGTATAAAGGTGCTCTTGCTTTACAAGTTTCTCAAGCAACTTAATCAATTTTCTTGCTCTACTAGTCATCTAAATCAGAATCCTCAAAAATTTCATCGTAATCTAAAATTGGTCTTTTTTTGACATCTGGTTCTGTATATTTGTAAGCAGATACATCAGAATAGACTTCTGCTTTCAGATTATCAATCAGGAGTTCAAGATTACGGACAATTAGTTTTAGTTTGTCTCTGTCCATAGAATACTTTTCACTGAAGATATCATAACATAAAAAAAGGAGGGGATCAACCCCTCCTTTACTTCAAGCAACTTGTGGTTGCTTTGCCATATTCAGTTGTGCATTGTGAAGGAGTTGTTCCTTCTTTGCCTTTTTCTTGAGGTAACGAACGAAGTAAGTGTTCATTTGTGCCCCTCCTTTACAAACTTAACACCACGATAGGTTTCGTTGTATTGTTGAGGTTGTTGCATCATCTGCTGTTGATACTCTAAACGCTTTTGCGTATCGTATTCAACGCCTCGATATACTACTTTAGACATTAGGTTTTCTCCTTAATGGTTTAGGTTAAAGAGCGTTCCTTCAGTCGGCTTTTGCGTCTATTTTACACTCTTTTGGTGAGACTTGTTTAATCTCCCAAATTAAATCATTCTTCGCTTGCGGCGATAGTTCTTGTTTATGAACTCTACCAGCAATTAACTGTGCTTGTAAGCAAGTTAAAATGAGTGCTTCCATAGATGAACGATCCGTTCCGAGTCGGCTTACTTCCGTCCTATTCAGTTTTAGCACTTAAGTCTCACAACATCCTTTCGGAGTTCTAATAGCAGTCGGTCTTCTCTTCTTTGATCTACTACATTGTCGTTTTTAACAATGTCCATTAGTTCCCACGCTGCGTCACAACTTATTGCAACTTTATTGGTTTCAGCAAGTTGGGGCGTAGAAATAGAAAGAAGTGGAACCCATGCCAAGAGCAAAAGTGCCTTAGTCATAGGATGAACGTTAGAGGACTATTATACCTCTATTCACTGGTATTTAGGGAGTTTTGTGTGTATTTCCTGATACAATTTTAGGAAACCTTTATATAAAAAAATTTTGCCGGAAAAATTTCCCTCAATCTGGAAAATCACTTTCGCTTTTTCTTTTCTGGTGTCTTATAACCCCAGAGTTTTGGATTAACTCTACCATATCCAAACTCAATGCTTTTAAGATTTTCACGAAACTTATCCCAATACATATCAAACAATTTTACTCTAGAACCCCTAGTTAAGTCATAGCAGAGTTTATCATCCACAACATATTGAATGATATAAGCGTCATTAGGTGCATCTTTAGTACGAACATCTGTATACGAACCATTTTCAATCATAATCTCACAACCGTAGCGTGATTTACAAGTTTCTTTTTCTGATGATGTCCAGTGGTCCATATGATTTTTTTGTACTTTATCAACAACTTGACTCACGAACGTCCTCCCCAAGTGATGTCAGGGTAAGCTTCGGAAACAATTTCTTTAGTCAACTTATACTTATCTGTGAGTTTTTTATCTTTCACAAGACAAATAATTTCTGCCTCAAGTGGATGAAGACCTTGGAGCAAATTAATAAACATCGATTCTCTACGAATATTATTCAATCCATCATTACCACCTTTGATGAAATGATAAAAGTTTTTATATTCTTTACGAATTGTTGTATGACCTTGCTTATCACTAGAACCTAGAGAGAAGGATCCAGTTTCGTGCATTCTACGAACTTCATTAGTAATTTTTGTAGAGAGATTACCATTACTTACAGTCTGATCTTCAAATGCAGAGTATGGTACTTCTCCATCGGGAAGCATTGAAATTACAGTCTCATCAAAGTTCCAAATCAAAATTGCTTTAAGTGAAAGGTCTTCGTACTTTTTAAGAACTTCTACTTTTTTAGCATTAGACCTTTGACGCGAAACAAGATCCAATACTTCAAAAATGAAAGGATTGTTTGGAAGATTATCTACAACTGGAGCAGGGGCAGGTTTCTTTGCCTGAACTACCTTTGCTTGTGTACTTGTTGCTGTCTTTTTTTGTTTTGTTGTTGTCATATCAATTCAAAATCTAAAATGATTATAGTATATTTAGTTATTCTTCTTCATCCTCATCTTCATAGTCATCAAAGTAATCAGGATTAAAACTGATTGCTAAGACTTCATCAGGAATTACATTACCTTTACTATCAAAAAATTCTGGGTGAAGTTTTGGACGATCCTGATAGTTCAGCATATATTCTCGCGCCACCCAACCTGTTACAAGTCCCACTATAAGAAACAATACAGTTAAAAAACAACCGAAAACTAAACTAGTTGCTAACATTTCTTTTTCTCCGGGAAACTACTTTTCTTTTCCTTGACTTAAAGGAAAATTCGAAATAGACGGTTACTTCCCGATTTAGAAAGCAAACCATCTTCTCAAAGATGATGTGGAATGGTTGAGTTTGCTTTCTTTTACCTCCATTAAGAATAAGTTCAACACCACGATTTTTGTGGTTCTTGTTTTTATTTAGGTCAGGACCTGATGACTTGTTGTTCTTTGAGGAATTTGATTGTGTCAACTGATCCTCCTAATTTTTTATCATTACAAATAACTTGTGGAAAAGTAGCACCCTTACCAAACTCAGCATAAAACTCATCTCTGGTAAAATGCTCATCTAGATTATAAACCACAAAGTTACTTCCTGTCAATTCCAATACTTGCTTGACCTTATAGCAATAATTACACCCATTTTTGCTGTATACAGTAAAGTTCATTTTATTCTCCTTAACGATAATTAATTGTTTCTACACCATTATCATAATCTTCTATTATACCATTAGAAATACGAATGAGGGCATTTCTAATCCTATAGTCAGATTGTTTATCAGCGATTTCTTTTATATATCTAGATTTTTCTAATTGATATTTTTTATGAGCTTCAAACGGATCATTATAAAATCCCAAATGTAGGACTTTTCCTTCATTACTAAAATAGGAATGAAAACCTTTACTGCTTTTACAATAATAAACACCTAAAGGGTACTTTCCTCTTTTCTTATCACATTTAGTCATTAGTAAATTAATGTAACTCGGAACAAATATACACTTATCTGGAGCATATATTTTATTTCCTGGATGCAATATATCTTTATCTAAATGTTTTCCTTCCCAATCTTGTTTTTCCATCCATAATTTAAAATCAGAAAAATACTTCCATTCATCAGATACAGAACAACCAACATAAGCAGGATGTAATTCTAAAGATTTTTTTGAATAACATCTTGTAAGTAATGATTCCCACCTTTTATAATAAGGACAACTTTTTCTCTTCCCATTTACAAGAGGTTTTATTACATAGTCAGCATCATTTATACCAAACCCATAAATTAATCTTCTTTTAGATTTACTTGCTACTAGGCTCATTGGATCATCAAGATTTATAGTAATTTATAAGAGAAAAAAGGAGGGTATAAAACCCTCCTTAGTTACCACCAACTCACCTCTCCACACCACTGAAGAGGGTCTTCATTCCCAAAGATACGAGGATATGAAAGACTTAAATATTATAAGGTGTTTTGAGTTAGGTGTCAAGATGCTTTGAGACTTGCAATATACTCTTCACAAGCAACAATGTCTGCTTCTACTGCTTCAATTTGCTCTTGGGCACGAGTGTGCTCTTCAGACCCCTCTTCAAGATCTTGAAGTGTCTCTTGAAATTGTGTAAGCATACTTCTATCAGTTTCAATTCTTGCTTCGTGAGCAGCAATATCACCTTCTACAGTGTATGGAGGTGGAACTGGATGAGTGATTGTTGCTTCAACCTCATAATCATTTCCGTGCTCTGCAATTAGAGCATCAACTTCTTCAAGTGTATAACCAGTTTGATTATTTGAATCTGCGGTCAAATAATGCAAGTGTGCCAGAGGCAAAGTAAGAGTTGTCGTTTCAGTTGCCATAATTCGTAATGTTTTTTCTTTATTTATCAATAAGTTAAGTGTTTAAGTGCGACCTTATGCTGTTCGGTAATCAAGAAAGGTTGCGATGCAACTTGCCTAAAAACTTCAAAAATATCATCTCGATCTGTTTTCCAATGATGCCCACCACCATCTTTCTTCTGTTGGAAGCTTGTTCTTTCTTGATGCCTTTTTACCATTGATTCAAAATCAAATCGATGTAAATGTGCAATATACAAGTCACGATGATAGTTATTGTTTCTACCCTTCAAACTATGAAAACCCCAGTTCCATTCAAGAGGAACTTTACTAATCAGAGTTTTATCCTCTGCAGCATCTTTGTACCAGACATTTCTTTTCTCAAAGATATGGTCCCCAGAAGAAAGTGCTGATTCATTCTGAGTGTCTTGAATGACACTATACCCACTACAAGTTGTATACAATTCATCACCTTGAATAAAATCATTCAAAGTTTCATTCAATGGTTTTTCAAGAGAGTAAATGATTTCATCACTCTCTGCAAATACAACACACTGATAACTTTCAAGAAGTTGCCTTTGAAAATCTTGTGCGATTTTAACCAACCATTCGTGATCGTTTACATAATCATTTGAAACTAGACGAACATTTACCGGAAGATTTGCCGTAGACCCATCTGTAGAAAAGTGATCTAGAATATAAATGTCATCGTTGGAAAAATATTGTTGATAATGCCTCAACCAAATCGGCAGAAAAATACTTTCATTTTTAACTGTCGTAAATACAGCACATTTCTTTTTCATTTAGAATCTCCAAATTTATTCATCGCAGACTTAATTACCGTGTCCATATCCATATACTTATACTCAGCAAGTCTACTACCAAATATAAAGTTTGTCAAAGATGATGACTTATTTTTATAGTTCTCATAAATCATTTGATTTCTCAAATCATTGATTGGATAATAAGGTACTAATCCTTTTTGATAATTCTGCGGATACTCTTTTGTGATCACAGTTTTATCTGTTTGTACCTTTTCAAAATGTTTATGTTCTATGATTCTCGTATATTCAATTTCTTGATCACAATAATTAATCACAGCATTGCCTTGAAAATTATCAGTATCTTGAACTTGATGTTCAAATCTTAATGAACGATATTCAAGTTCTCCAAATTCATAATCAAAGAACTCATCAATGCAACCAGTATAGACAACTTGATTTGCTATTCTATTAAAACACTCTCGGTCAGAAAAATAATCTGTTTCTAATTTAACTTCAATACCATCAAGCATTTTTTGAATCATTAAAGTATAACCACCAATCGGAATACCTTGATACTTATCATTGAAGTAGTTATTATCAAAAGTAAATCTTAATGGAAGTCTTTTAATAATGAAAGAAGGTAATTCAGTTGCCTTTTTACCCCATTGCTTTTCTGTGTAACCTTTGATAAGAGTTTGATAAATGTCTTGTCCTACAAGAGACAATGCTTGCTCTTCAAGATTGGTTGGAGTACCTTTAAACCTTTGTTTCTCTATAATTTCTTTTGCCTTAGAAGGAGTTGTAGCACCCCACATCTCATAAAAAGTATTCATATTAAAAGGTAAAGAATATAATTTACCTTTTGAGAATGCTTTTGGTGAGAGAATAAAGTTATTAAATTCTGCAAAACGATTTACAAAATCCCAGACGACTTTATTATTTGTATGAAAAATATGAGGACCATACTTATGTACATTAATACCTTCAATGTTTTCAGTATAACAATTGCCACCAATATGAGTTCTCTTATCAATGACTAAACAAGACTTACCAGAATCTCTAGCAAGTCTTGCAAATGTTGCGCCGAACAATCCAGCACCAACAATTAGATAATCATACAATTAACCTTTCCTCCAAAGTTCTTTTGAGAACTGTGCCCAATCTTTGACTCTAGTTTCCCAACTATAATACTGATTACACACTTCAACTTGTTTGGTATTATCAAACTTACCTTCACGATACTCAGTAATCGTTCTTTTCAGTTCTCTTGCAAACCGTTCGATATGTTTTTGACGGTCTGCAATGAATCCATACTGACGTGCAAAACCTAAACTAGTTTCAGGAAGTGCAGCAAGATTACTGGAAAGAACAGAACAACCAGCACACAATGCTTCAATCATAGAAATACAAGATGTTTCCATAAAGTATGTTGGGTAAGCAAAGATGTGAGTATTCATCAGTTGCTCACGAACCTTAGAGTTATTTGTTCTTGTATGACGAACAATCCTCTTGTCTTCATTTGCAAGTTTTAAACAATAACGAAGGAATTGTTGTTCTTGTTCATTGACGTGTGAATATTCATAGGTTTGTAGTCCTTGATGATACTGTTTAATTCTTTCATCAGGGTCAATCTCGTGAAAGACGTGAAGTTCAATGTCTTCTTCTGGAATCAGTTTAAGTGCCTCCAGAAGAATATCAAGACCACGAATGGGGTTTGAATGGAACATCAAATTAAGTTTGTTTCCTTCTGGTTTCTTATGAGGTTCAAATGGTTGTGTTGCATTTTTAAGAACATAACACTTCTCTGCGGGCAGTTGGAATCTTTCCATAAATCTTTCATACTGCCACTCAGACACGAATACAAATGCCTTAAAGTGTTTTAAGAACTGTTTGTCCAGTAGTGTCTCAAGACCATCTTCCATATGATGCATATGAATCCAGACTAAATTTGAACTATCTGGAGACAAGGTATTATCACCTGGAAGAACACACCAGTGCCAATCAGCAAGGTCTGGAGCAGCAGGTAAAACCAAGTCCTGCCAAGCACGACCCATAAGTTCTGTGCCACCGACTCCATCAGGATTTAAAGTTGCCTCCAGAAGAGGGGGCATATTGTTATGCAAATATTCTGGTTTTGTAATGACTTCATCTGTGTTTGGCATTGTATAAAACTCCTCTGTAAATATTTGAGTGATAAGATTTCTAAAATCTTCTGGGAAATTTATGAAATTATATCGGTGAAACTTTTTATTCTCGTGCGTTCTGTTTAGAATATCTGTTTGATTTTTAACTGCATCTTGAATACTTTGTTGATTATTGACTTCATCATTATTAAACTCTTGGTGTGCATAAGAATTTAACTTATCTTGAATCTGTTTGATTCCACCAAAGAATGTGAAGTGCCATCCAGCATTATCAAAGAAAGGAAATTCATAAGAACGACCTCTCAAAAAGTCAGCATCAGTTTTGGATGCAGTTTCAACATTCGTGAATACAGTTCCACCCCAAGTGCTGTTTTCGTAAGTGAAGAAATTATAATAGAAATTATCACATCTTGCAAGGGCAAGATTATTTTCTGGAAGACCATTTTGTCTGAGATGTTGAATCAATTCCTTGCGGGGAATCTCATCTGCATCACTCAACATAAACAGGTCATTGGGTGAAAAGTTCTTAAGACCTTCTAGAATATAATTTCTTTGACCTCTTTCTAGTTTCCAAAATCCAGATTCAAAATCACACTTTGTTTTGTTTGAAAAATCATAATTGATAATGTCTGGTTCATAATGAAGTGAGATAATCTTAGAACGAAGTTCCTCATCAAACTCATTAATAATTTGATTGAGATAATATGGTTTTTCCTTACCAGAGTGTGTATAATTACACTCACTAATAATAAAGTAATCCACAACATCTCGTAGATATTCTAATCTTAATTTAAGAATATCAAATTAATTGAAGAATGAAAATCCATCTATAACTTTCATTCAAGAACCTCCTTTAAGAATTCTTCCATTGGAGATTTCTTAAAGATTTCAAGACCTTTTTCTGTCTGTGCATCAAGTTCTTCTGGTTTCTTGAGAAGTTTATATGCAGTATCTACAAAACGATTATAAGTTGAAGTGAATACTGCATCTTCCATATAATCAGGGAAGTCAGTATCAGGATTTCTTTCAGCAAGAACAGGTACTTTATTTTGAATAAGATGAGATACTCTTACCATCTCAAAGATTTTATTATCATTGTTATGCAGATTAATCACCAACTTTGCTCTCTTGATATAATCATCTCGTTCATCACCATAGGTGCTTTGAACGTGAACAAAATTCAGTTTGGGATTGTTTGCAAACTGTTCCATAATATGAACCCGTCTTGGTGATGGGGAACCATAAAATAAGATATCAATGTCTCTATTCTCTGGTCGGTTTCTTTCAAAGTATGTGATTTCTGGAACGTAACCAATCTTGAAGTGCTTGATGTTTTCTACACCTGCTTTGCGAAGAACATCAGCATTTCTCATTGAGTAGTCCCACACTTCAAGACCACGATACTTGCGGCACCAACGCATACACTCTGGTTCTTCTCTCATTTGTTCCAGAGAGTAGATGATAGTATCCTTTGGAATATCGTGTCTGACTACATCTACAGGGCAGTGATGCATTCCAAATACAATATTCTTTCGGTCTGGTGCAAAGTCATTTGTACTGTTCGTTACATCATAACCCATTCGTTGCAGAGTAAAGAATACTGCTGCTTCAATTTCGTGAAAGACTTGTGCGTGAACATAAAATCCATTATCTGGAACAATTCTTACAAGATTAAACTTCATCTAATAAACTCCTCAAAATTTTTATTAATTTCATTAATAAGATTTATATCTCTACTAACTACACCCAATCCATTACAGTGTTTAAAGTTTGTTTTTGGTAGTTGAATTTCTTTAAAGAAATCTTTAACTCCAAATCCTTCGACCATTGTATCGTGCATTAGAATTATACCATCTTCTTTGAGAAATGGTGACCATTTTTCAAAATCATTTTTAACTGCTTCATATGTATGCAGTCCATCAATGTGAAGAATGTCAATTGGTTTTGTCCAGGTTTTTACAACATCATCAAAGAAACCTTTGATAAAGGTAATATTATTCAGTTCAAGTTCTTTCTGTTTCTCTAAAACATAATCATAGGTGTTTCTAATTCCTGCGTGTTCATCACCTTCAAAACTATCAATTCCGTAAATGTGACCGACTTCTGGAAGGGCAAAGCAGAACGTTGAATAACCATAATCAACACCTAGGTCAACGACTGTTTCTGGTTGTTTGCGACGAATTATCCAATCGGCAAAGTTTCTATGGTCTCTCCAATTGAAATTGCCCATCGAACCAATTTCAGTGAGAGTATGTATTTTACTATATCGTCTCTTTTCTTCATCACTCTTCATACTTTCATCATACATTTCTCGTGGATAATAGATGAAGTATCTTTCAAGACCTTGATTATCATACTGATGATGACGACGATAATGGAAACAATGTTGCTTTGGAATACCAGTTGCCATCCAAAGTTCAAAACAATAACGATAGTTTTGCAGTTCTCTCATCATTGCTTCCACATCCATATACTCTTCAATCTTGAGAGGATGTTTCAGTTTGCGAATATAATCATTTCGTGCCCACCAGAAGTTTCCAGCATAGTGCTGAACCACAAAGTCAAGTTTAATATCGTGTCGTTCTACCCAATCAACGCCACAGCAATCATAACCTTCATTCAGTTTTGCAATACAATCTTCCCATTTTTCAAGATTGTAGTACTGCATATAGTGTCTCCAATCTTTAATTGCACCAGGAATATGAGTTGAATAAGAACTCATACCTTTGTTATGGAAGTAAAAAACGTATCCGTCATCCTCTTGACAATGCTCGTAAATCTTTGCAAGAGTTTGACCTTCGTAAAGATTTGGTTGCTCCCCAACATTTCTCATATCAATGATATTCACAAATGGAAAACGGTCTTTGATATAACCAGTCACCATTTGGTCATATGAATGCCCAGTCTTAGAATTATAAAGTCCAAGAGGCAAGGTAATACACATATTAATGGTTGCCTTATCGGCAAGACCAGATGATTTTAGAAGACCCATCTGTTCATCCACCCACCAAATCCACATATTATTAGTATCTGGAATATAGAGATGATAAAAGACCGTGATGGATTTTTTGATTTTCTTTTCGTTTTTATAGTTCAACATACAACATTACTCTTCATATGACCAACAATAATTTGAGAATCAACATAAACTTTATGACCCTGCTCTGCTACCCTTTCGCAGAAGTATAAATCTTCACCTAATGGAAGTTCATAAGTTACACCATCAACCTCTTGAATGACTTTACCTAGACCAAACCAAGGTCTTTTGAGTGATTCGAATACACCAGATTTCACACACATAAAACCAAGACCAACTCCATAAACTTCAATTGGTTCACCAAGTTGCTGAAGAAGTTGAATCTCTTCTCTCTTTACTGGTTTAAAATCACCCTTTGTGCGATGAATCATTGCATCAGCACCTTGTGCTTCAAAGTACACAGCAGAAATTACACTCTTATCACTAGAATAAAATCTTAAAAACTGTTCTGGATTCCAAAGAATATCACTATCAATCATAAACAGTTTGTCGTAAGTGTATTGTCCTTTTCCTGGTGCAGAATTAAAGACTTCTAAATTACGACTACCTGTAATAGTTGCTTCTCTTGCATTTGTAATAATAGAAGCATATTCACTTTGAAAAATCCAGGAGATATTATTTGCCTGAAGTGTGTGAATTGTTGCCATAAGACACTTCACATAATCAGCACACATTGAATGTCCTGGAGTTGTGATGACTACATTGAAGTGTGGTAGTGTTGCTTGTTGAGAAGAATTAGAATAGTTTAACATAGTTTTACAGAATTACCATTTTTTGATGACCAACACGAACTTTTGGATGAACCCAAATATCAAAACCATATTTTTTAAAGTCCTGACACATTGAAATATCTTCAGAGCAGACATCTTCAAGAATTGTTCCGTCTGGTTTCTTGAGTTGAATTACTCTAGGAACAAACCAAGGATAAGGAATTTTCTCATAAACACCTTTCTTAATCAGCATCCAACCAAAGCCACAATAATCTACTTTAAAAGGTTCTGCTCTTCGTGCCATATCCTCAACAGTCTCATAACGATTTGTACCTTTTTGATACAGTTCCTGGTCGTCCATTCGTTCAACGACCGTTGTTTGATTAGAGAGAGCACCACCATTTGATTGGCAATACCAACCAGACGCAATGTCCTTATTCATTTGCAGAAGTTCAATCAGGTCTTCTGTTTTGAAGATAATATCACTATCAATCCACATAATGTAATCATAAGGAACCTGTCCCCTGAATGGAGTCAGCATTGTTCCTGCATAATTATCTGCCTGCAAACAATCAGTTCGTGCGTGATTCACCATTGAACTGTATTGTTGAGAGATATAAAAATTAATTCCTTGCTGATTAAGGTCAAACAAAAGTCTGACGAATTGCGTCATAAAGGTTCCAGAATACATTAATCCTGGAAGACAAAAAGCAATTGTTTTACCTTTAAGAGTTGTGCTTGAAGATTGATTTGTATAATTTAGAGGCATACAAGAAAGTCATTTTAAAATCATTCTAGCATATCTAGGCAAGTTTTACCACCAGGTAATTCTTACATATCCATCTCCACCATTTCCACCTAATCCAAAACGATTTCCTTCTGCTGCATATCCACCTCCACCACCTCCACCACCTCTGGTGCCGTTGCCTCCGTTTCCTGCTGCGGATTGTGAGATTGCTGATGCTGAATATAATGCTATAGGATTACCACCACCAAGAACATAATTGTTATTCCCAAAAATAATGGAATAGATAGTAGTAGGAAGAGTAGATAAAGTCCTTACAAACCAAACAATCCCATCCGTTGAAGTTCTCATCTCACCACCACTAGTACCAGCAAAATAAGTATTATTTGAATAAAAAAGAGAACTAATAATAGGAGTAGCATTTCCAAAAGTTCTTAAAGACCAAGTAATTGTATCCGTCGAAGACCTTAAATCACCACTAAATCCACCAGAAGCAAGATATAAATTATTTCCATAGGTAAGAGATGAACTATTATTTGATGTTCCAGAAGTTCTTAAAGTCCAGGTGATTGCGTCTGTTGAAGTAATAATTACTCCACTAAAACCACCAGCAACGTAAAAAGTTGAATATGTAAGAGAAGGTAAAGAAACAGTTGTCCCAGAAGTTCTTAAAGTCCAACAAATTGCATCTGTTGAAGTACTTACTGTTCCAACACTCGTAAATGATGCAACATAAAGATTATTCGCATAGATGAAATCTCCAAAAGTAGCATTAGTACCAGAAGTTCTGAAAGTCCAGGTGATTGCGTCTGTTGAGGTGCTTAAAGTTCCAGCACCACCAATAAAGAATTCATTATTCAAATAAGAAAGAGGGTCAAGATTAAACAACTGACCAGCAGTTCTTAAAGTCCAGGTGATTGCATTTGTTGAAGTACTTAAAACCCCATTAGCACCAGCAGCAACATAAGTATTATTTCCAAAAGCAAGAGCAAGAATATTAGTAGAACCAAAACCAGAAGTTCTTAAATACCAACTCGTAAGTCCTTCACTTAAAGCACCTCCACCACCTCCACCACTTCCAATGTTTCCAGTATAAGAACCATCAATACCACCACTTCCATTACCACCAGTATCACTTCCACCACTTGCAGTATAAGTATTTCCATACCAGTACATTGTAGAACTTCCACCAGTACTGGTATTATATGCTCCACTTCCACCACCTGTTGGTTGGAATCTGGAGTTTTGTGTTGCATTTGAGGAACCATAAGTAGAACGACCAGTAGCACCAACAAGACCAGAAGTAACATAGAGAGCATTAGAAAGTAATCCTGCGTTTCCAGCCCCATTACCACCAGAAGTTGTTGTATCACTTGCACCACTACCAGCAGAAGAAGTTAAAGTATAAGTCGCAGTACCTGTTGGAGTATTTCCAGTCCAGGTGACCGTTGTAGAACCACCAGCAGCACCAGCACCAGAAGTAACACCACCAGCAACGAAGGTAGTTCCGTAGGTGAGAGCAATAATGCTTTGTGCTTGGAACAATGAGGTTCTTAAAGTCCAGGTGATTGCATCTGTTGAAGTGTTTAAGACTCCACCAGTACTACCAACAATATAAAGATTATTTGCATAAGTAAGGGCATTAATAGTAACAGTAAAACCAGAAGTTCTTAAAGTCCAAGCAATTCCATCCGTTGAAGTATTTAATTTTCCACTAGTACCACCAGCAACATAAGTATTGTTTGCATAAGTGAGAGCAACAATACCATTAGAACCAAAACCAGAAGTTCTTAAAGTCCAGGTGATTGCATCTGTTGAAGTGTTAAAGGCACCAATAGTAGAACCACCAGCAAGATAAGTATTGTTTGCAAAGATGAGTGCATTAATTTGATTAGCACCAAAACCAGCAGTTCTGGAAGTCCAAGTGATTGCGTCTGTTGAGGTGCTTAATTTTCCACTAGTACCACCAGCAACATAAGTATTGTTTCCGTAAGTGAGTGCTGTAGTATTATCACCAATAAAATTACCTGCAGTTCTTAAAGTCCAGGTGATTGCATCTGTTGAAGTGTTTAAGACTCCACCAGTACTACCAGCAATATAAGTATTATTTCCATAAGTAAGGGAAAAAATGCTAAAACCACCAAGACCAGCAGTTCTTAAAATCCAAGTATTTGTATCTGTTGAGGTATTTAAAACTCCATTAGCACCACCAGCAACATAAACAGTTCCATAAGTAAGAGCACTAACTGAATTAGTACCAAACCCAGAACCACCAGGAACAGTAAACCAATTAATACCATCAGTACTGGTACTCATACCACGATTGTTTCCACCACGACCACCAGCACCAACGGTTACAGTCATCGTTGTAGCATTTCCAAGTTCTCCACGACGAATTAACCAGGCATTATAAGCACCAGAACCTCCACCACCACCAGAACCTAAAGTACCTGTATATCTTCCTGATGCTCCTCCACCACCAGCACCGATTGCTTCAATATAAAACTGTGTTGCACTTGGAGGAATAAAGAAGGTTCCCGATGCTGTGAATTCTTGTGAACCTTTGTATGTTGCTCTGTCTAATGTTGTTGTGGTTGTGGAGTTTATTGGTTTCCAACTTTGTCTTCTGGGTTGGGAGATTGCTAGAGTACCACCAGAACCACCAGCAATATAAGTATTGTTTGCATAAGTAAGAGCACTAATATTATTAGTACTAAATCCAGAAGTTCTAGAAGACCAAGTAATTGTATCTGTTGATGTTCTTAAGGTTCCACTAACACCACCAGCAACATAAGTATTATTTGCATAGGTAAGAGCATTAATATTATTAGTAGTATTAGAACTTCTTACAGTCCAAGTGATTGTGTCTGTTGAAGTAATTAAAGTTCCTGCACCACCACCAGCAACATAAGTATTATTTCCAAAGGTAAGAGAAATAATTGCATTAGCAGTCCCAGAAGTTCTAAAAGTCCAGACAATTGCATCTGTTGAGGTGTTTAATGTTCCAGTTTGACCACCAGCAACATAAGTATTATTTGAGTAAACAAAGGCAGTAATATTATTACTTCCAAATCCAGAAGTTCTTTGAGACCAAGCAATTGCATCTGTTGAGGTGATTAATCTTCCAGCATCAGCACCTGCAATATAAAAAGTTGAGTAAGTAAGAGTATTAATAGTATTTGTTATACCAGAAGTTCTTAAAGTCCAAGTGATTGTATCTGTAGATGAAATTAAAACTCCATTACTACTGCAACCAACATAAGTATTATTTCCATAAGTAAGTGAGTAAAAAGGATTAGTAGTAAAACCAGCAGTTCTTAAAGTCCAGGTGATTGTATCTGTTGAGGTGTTTAAGACTCCATTAGAACCACCTGCAACATAAAAAGTTGTATAAATGAGTGAATAAATTTGTTGACTGACAGCAAACCCAGCAGTTCTCAACACCCAATAAGAAAGACCAGGATAAACACTCAAAAATCCACCAGCATTTCCAGTTGTACTTGGACTTGTAAACTGGTCGGCATATTCTTTCGTTGAAGCATCAGTTGCTGATGTCGTACTTGTAATACCAGTAATTCTTCCAGAGAGTATTTGAGACATTTTATGTTCTTATTCCTTCCTTTTTAATATTTATTACCACCAGGTAATCTTCACGTAACCATCACCACCATTACCACCACGACCAAAAGTAGAACCAATAGAAGCACCACCACCTCCACCACCTCCACGAACACCAGAACCTCCTGCACCTGCAGTTGCTGTTGCTGTTGAAGTGATTAAGGTTCCACCACTAGTACCACCAATATAAGTATTGTTTGCGTAGGTAAGAGCATTAATATTAGTTGCAACATTAGAAGTTCTTAAAGTCCAGGTGATTGCATCTGTTGATGTGTTTAAGATTCCATTAGCACCACCAGCAACATAAGTATTGTTTCCAAAAGTAAGTCCATAAACAGAAACAGTTGTCCCAGAAGTTCTTAAAGTCCAAGCAATTGCATCTGTTGATGTGTTTAAGATTCCAGCATTACCACCAGCAAGATAAGTATTGTTTGCATAAGTAAGAGCACGAATAGCATTAACACCAAAACCAGCAGTTCTTAAAGTCCAGGTGATTGTGTCTGTTGAGGTATTTAAGATTCCAGCATTACCACCAGCAAGATAAGTATTGTTTGCATAAGTAAGTGTCCAAATAGTATTAGTAGAACCAGAAGTTCTTAAAGTCCAGGTGATTGCATCTGTTGAGGTGGTTAATTCTGGAATTCCAGCAAAACTTCCACCAGCAACATAAGTATTGTTTCCAAAAGTAAGTCCATAAACAGAAACAGTTGTCCCAGAAGTTCTTAAAGTCCAGGTGATTGCATCTGTTGAAGTGTTTAAGACTCCACCACTACCACTAGCAACATAAACAGTTCCATAAGTAAGTGCATAAATGTAATTACCACCCAAACCAGAAGTTCTTAAAGTCCAGGCAATTGCATCTGTTGAAGTGTTTAATACTCCATTAACACCACCAGCAACATAAGTATTGTTTGCATAAGTAAGAGCATTAATTGAATTACCACTAAAACCAGAAGTTCTTAAAGTCCAGGTTGCACTTGGTGGTGGATTATCAACAACCGCACCACCTCCACCACCACCTAATCCATAAGGAAGTGCGGTGATTGCTGTTGCACTATTGCCATTACTACCATCACCATAACCTGCAAGAGAGAAAATAGTATTTCCATAAGATACGATAGACCCACCATTACCACCAGAAACTCCAATACTTGTTGTAAAACCACCACTACCACCACCCGTTGGTTGGAATTGGTTGGTTTGTGCGGTTGCTGTAAATCCACCATCAATTGGAGTTTGTGGTGCTCCAGAAAGTCCAGCAGTGGTATAAAAAGAACTTGACTGCGTAACTAATTGTGCTGCTCCTGCTATTCCACCAGCACCTCCACCATTTGCAGTAAGTGTATAAGTTCCTCCAGGTCCAGTCCAAGTTATTGTTGTTCCTGCTCCTGCTGAACCAGTACCTGCATCTGTTGTTGCACCAGTACCACCAACACCAGGATTGACAGTGATATTAGAAGAAACAATGTTCTTTGGAATATACCAAGACGTATAAGAACCTGATGAACCTCCTGCTCCTGATGCTTGTGCGTATGAGGTATTTAAGATTCCACTAGCACCACCAGCAACATAAGTATTGTTTGCATAAGTTAAAGCATAAATGATATTAGTTCCAAAACCAGAAGTTCTTAAAGTCCAGGTGATTGCATCTGTTGAGGTATTTAATACTCCACTATCTCCGCCAGCAACATAAGTATTGTTTCCATAAGTAAGAGGAAGAATAGTACCACCAGAACCAAAACCAGAAGTTCTTAAAGTCCAGGTGATTGCATCTGTTGAGGTGTTTAATGTTCCAGTTTGACCACCAGCAACGTAAAGATTGTTTCCATAAGTAAGAGCAACAATTTGATTAATACCAAAACCAGAAGTTCTTAAAGTCCAAGCAATTGCATCTGTTGAGGTGTTTAAGATTCCACTAACACGACCAGCAACATAAGTATTGTTTGCATAAGTAAGGGCAGAAATACCATTACCACCAAAACCAGCAGTTCTCAATTCCCAAGTGATTGCGTCTGTTGAAGTGTTTATATCTCCAGTATTAGTACCAGCAACATAAGTATTGTTTCCATAAGTAAGAGTATTAATTTGAGTAGTACCCAATCCAAAAGTTCTTAAAGTCCAAGCAATTGCATCTGTTGAAGTGATTAAGGTTCCACTAGTACCACCACCAATATAAGTATTGTTTGCATAAGTAAGAGCAAGAATAGTACCACCAGAACCAAAACCAGAAGTTCTTAAAGTCCAGACAATTGCATTTGTTGAGGTGTTTAAGATTCCACTTTGACTACCTGCAACATAAAAAGTTGAATAAGTAAAGGAATAAATGATGCTAGAACTAAAACGAGCAGTTCTTAAAGTCCAAGTCACGGCATTCAATGCATTACTTTGTCCTGCACTTCCTCCACCACCAGCACCAGTTGCTTCAATGTATAAAAGATTTGCCTGACTTGGAACCGTAAATGTTTGCTCTCCTGTGGTTGTAAATTCTTGGTAATTAGAAACATAATCCCAAGTTCTTGTTGTTCCATCTGTTGTGGTAAGAAATTTACCTGATGCACCAACCTGTGAAGGTAGTGGAGAAACATTAGAATCCACATAAGACTTATACGGAACATCAGTGAAATCCGTTGCTGTTGTAAGTCCTGAAATACTATTTTCTGAAAATTTAATTGGATCTACTGGCATTGTTAGTCCTCCTTATGCCCAACTGATACGAACATAACCATCACCACCATCACCACCTGCACCTGCAGTGTCTGTGGTTTCTTCATAACCACCTCCACCACCTCCACCACCTTTGACTCCAGAACCTCCTGAACCTGCAGATATTGTTGGGGAGGTTGTGAGAGTACCATTAACACCACCAGCAACATACAGGTTATTACCAAAAGTAAGGGCATTAATAGCATTAGTACTAAAACCAGCAGTTCTTAAAATCCAAGTGATTGCGTCTGTTGAAATAGATACATTTCCACTACCACCACCAGCAACATAAGTACTGTTTGCATAAGTTAATGCATTAATTAAACTACCAAAACCATATCCGGTAGTTCTTAATGTCCAGGTGATTGTGTCAGTTGAGGTGTTTAATATTCCTACACTAGCACCACTAACACCACCAGCAACATAAGTATTGTTGGCATAGGTTAGTGAGTAAATAGTACTAAAACCAATAGTAGTTCTTAAAGACCAAGTAATTGCATCTGTTGAGGTGTTTAATATTCCACCAGAACCACCGACAATATAAAGATTGTTTGCATAGGTGAGTGATAAAGCATTAGAAACAAAACCAGCAGTTCTTAAAGTCCAGGCAATTGCATCTGTTGAAGTGATTAATCTTCCACTTTGACCACCAGCAACATAAAAAGTTGAATAAGTAAGAGCATAAATCGAAAGAGCACCTACACCAGAAGTTCTCAAAACCCAAGTAATTAAATCTGTTGAAGTGGTTATTGGAACAGCACCAACTGTAACATAAAGATTGTCTCCATATACCACCCCATTAATAGTACTACCAGTACCAGAAGTTCCTATAATCCAACTAATTGCATCTGTTGAGGTATTTAAAATTCCATTAGCACCACCAGCAAGATAAGTATTGTTTCCATAAGTAAGAGCATTAATTACAGCAGTACTAAAACCAGAAGTTCTTGAAGTCCAATAAAGAGCATTATCACTCACAGCACCACCACCACTTCCACCATTACCATAAGAGAGTCCAGAAATTGAACTAGCAATTCTTCCACTAACCTCAATATTAGTAAAAGTGTTGGTTGAACCATAATAATTAATGGTTCCACCAGAACCACCAAGAGATGCAGAACGAGAACTTGCACTACTATAACCACCAGAACCACCAGCAGTTGATTGAAAAGAACTTGATGCAGTAGCAGGTGAAAATCCTGTTGTTGGTACTACTCTTCCAGCAACACCAGAAAGACCAGCAGATGCTTGAAGATAATTGCTATCTGTAGTTGGTATTGTACCACCAGAACCACCTAATAAAAATCCAGTGTTTGACCCTGCATCACCACCATTTACTGAAAGTGTATAAGTTCTACTGCTTGGTCCAGTCCAGGTTATTGTAGTATTTGAACCATTTTCTGCTGTTACGTTTGATGTGAGTAAAGTTGCACCAGCACACCCAGCAACATAAGCATTGTTTGTATTAATAAGTGCGTAAATAAGTTGCGTAGTATTAGAAGTTCTTAAAGTCCAGGTGATTGCGTCTGTTGAGGTGTTTAAAATTCCACCAACACCACCAGCAACATAAGTATTGTTTGCATAAGTAAGAGCAATAATACTACTAGTACCAAAACCAGAAGTTCTTAAAGTCCAAATGATTGCGTCTGTTGAGGTAGTTAAGACTCCAGTACTACCATTTCCACCAGCAACATAAAGATTATTTGCATAAGTAATGATTCTAGGAAGATTACCAGAAGTTCTTAAAACCCAAGAAATTGCGTCTGTTGAAGTACTTAACCCCCCGTCTCCACCAGCAACATAAAGATTATTTGCATAAGTAAGGGCACGAATAGCATTAACACCAAAACCAGAAGTTCTTAAAGTCCAAGTAATTGCATCTGTTGAGGTGTTTAAGATTCCATTATCACCACCAGCAACATAAGCATTTGTTTGTCCCAAAGCATAAGTAAGTTCACCAATACTATTAGAACCAAAACCAGAAGTTCTTAAAGTCCAGGTGATTGCATCTGTTGAAGTGTTTAAGACTCCACCAGTACTACCAGCAACATAAAAATTTGAGTAGATAAGAGCATTAATACCATTAACACCAAACCCAGCAGTTCTTAAAGTCCAGGTGATTGCGTTTGTTGAGGTGTTTAATATTCCCAAACCACTACCACCACCAACATAAGTATTATTTCCAAAGATAAGTGAAGTAATAGGTTGATTAGTAAAAGAAGCAGTTCTTAAAATCCAACGAACAGGAACTAATTGACCACCAAATCCACCTCTTGAAACATTCACAGTAATTCCAGAAGATATAATTTGGTCTTTTGAAATACTCCAGGATGCTGATGCTCCAGAACCTCCAGAACCTCCTGTCATTCCTGGTGGTATGTGGGGTGATACTGATAGAGTTCCACTAACACCACCAGCAACATAAGTATTGTTTGCATAAGTAAGGGAATAAATACCATTAGTAGCAAAACCAGCAGTCCTTAAAGTCCAAGCAATAGCATCTGTTGATGTGTTTAAGATTCCATTAGCACCACCTGCAAAATAAGTATTGTTTGCATAAGTAAGAGCAAGAATACCAGCCACACCAAAACCAGAAGTTCTTAAAGTCCAGGTGATTGTGTCTGTTGAGGTGTTTAAGATTCCACTTTGATCACCTGCAACATAAATATTGTTTGCATAAGTAAGTGCATTAATTTGATTAGCACCAAAACCAGCAGAAGTTCTTAAAGTCCAGACAATTGCATCTGTTGAAGATTGTAATGTTCCCCCAGCACCAATAACATAAAGATTATTTCCAAAAGTAAGTGCATTAATACTACTTAAACTAATTGCAGAAGTTCTTAATTCCCAAGTAATTGTATCTGTTGAGGTGTTTAAGACTCCACCACTACCACTAGCAACATAAACAGTTCCATAAGTAAGAGCAAGAATATTGTATATAACAGCAAAACCAGAAGTTCTTAAAGTCCAAGCAATTGCATCTGTTGAGGTGTTTAAGACTCCACCACTACCACCAGCAAGATAAGTATTATTTGCATAAATAAGACCAGAAATAGTAGTACCACCAAAACCAGAAGTTCTTAAAGTCCAGGTGATTGCATCTGTTGAAGTTCCAATTCTACCACCATTGTCACTAGAAACATAAAAAGTTGAATAAATAAAAGAACGAATAATATTATTAGAAAAACAACCAGTTCTTAAAGTCCAAATACTTGCAGTTTCATAAGAACTAGTATCAGTATTTCCACTTGCTCCACCACCACCAGCACCAGTTGCCTCAATCAATAATTCTTTTGCTTGTGGTGGTACTGTATAAGTATAAGAACCAAAAGTAGTGTATTCCTGCGTTGCTCCTATTGGTTCCCAAGTCGCATTGATTCCGTCACTATACAGAAACTCATTCTCGTTTCCTGCAAGTGTGGGAACTCCTGCACGACTATCCACATAAGTTTTATTTACAGCATCATCTGGATTATTAACTTGAGTAATACCAGTAATACTATTTGGTCCTATATTTACAGGCATTCTACATTCTTTTTTATGTATTTAGGAAATTACAACCCAACTTGCATTCGCACTAATTGTGACAGTCGCATTAATTGTAAGTGGTCCAACTGAAAGAGCATTCTTTCCAGAAGGAATCGTATAAGCATTGTTTATAGTATTATCATTCAAGTAAAATACAGCATCTGTTCCACCACCAGTTGGACTCAATGAAGTAATTGTTGTTGCAGTACCTGATGCTGTTGCAGTAATTCCTGCACCGACAATATTTATTGATGTAATTGCACTTCCAACAATTGTTCCTTCATCACGAATTTCCATTCCAGCAGGAGCAGAAACTGTAATTGTAGAAATAGAACCAGATGCAGTCGCAGTAACAGTTGCACCAACAAAATTAAGTTGCGAAACACTATTTGCAGTACCAACAATTGTACCTTCGTCTCTTATTGTAAGTCCAGTAATTGCAGATGCAGGTGCTGCAGGAACCCAAGAAGGTGCGCTTGTACCACCATTTGCCTGTAAAATATAACCAGAAATACCATTTGCTAAGAAAGTGGTTGTATCTGCTGCAGTTTGATAAGGTATAGAACCACCTGCACCACCTTTGAGATTTGTTGCTATTCCTGCATTAGTCGCATAAGTAGCAATATCTGCCGATGTAGCATAAGTGGCAATTCCTGCCGATGTTGAATAAGTAGAACTTGAAGCATTTCCAGAAAAACTTGATGCTGTTACAACACCAGTAAAGGATGCTTGAGAACCAAATAAAGATGACTGGAATGTTGAGACTCCTACAAAAGTAGAAAAACCAGAAACGTTTAGTTGAGTTGTATCGAGTGTTCCATAAACGGTTGCGCCAACACCAGAAGTTTCAAACTTTTTGGAGTTGTCATAATAAAGTTCTACTGAACTATTTTCAGTGAAGATTGCAAGGTTTTCTGTTGAACCGCCATTTTTAAATGTATGTGATGCAGATCTATAGGTGGTACTAGATGCATCAATAAAAAGTCCTCCAGTTCCAACTTCCGAAATAAAACTATTTGATCCATTATGAAAAATTCTTAAATCATTTCCATCACCAAGATACAGACTTGCATTATCAGCAAGATTTACATTTCCTTTGAATGTGGAAACACCAGAAACGTTTAATTGCTTGGAGAATAAAGTCTCTCCAGTGACTGTGGTAATTCCAGCAAAAGTTGAAAGACCGGTTACATTCAGTTGTTGTGCGGTTAGATTCGTAGCACTAGTAATTCCAAGAGTGCTAATACCAGAAATAGATAAAGCAGTTCCTACAAGAGAATCACTAGTTACAGAAGAACCAGTAAATTCTCCATAAATGGAACTAAAAATTCTATTTGCTGTTAAAATTCCAGTTATATAAGTATCACCAACGACATAAAGTGCCGATGTAGCATTTAATGTCTTAATACCAACATTTGAATTAAATGTTGAAACTCCAGAAACATTTAATTGTGTAACAGATGCAATTCCACCAATGACTGATGTTGCTATACCAGCATTATTAGAATAAGTAGCAATTCCTGCTGATGTTGCGTAAGTAGCACTTGAAGCATTACCATTAATATTAATATTATAAGTTCCACTTAATCTAGCACTATTAATAGTTCCAGTAGTAATATTTGCAGCATCAGTTAAATTATAAGCAGTTGTAGCAAATGATGCTGTTGATGCTGTTCCTGTTAAGTTTCCTACAAAACCACCAGTTGAAGTTGTAATACCAGAAATAGTAACATTTCTTGCAAACTGTAAATCAAGATCCGAAACTGTAATAGTTGGATTTAAATTGGTATTACTTCTTATATAATTTGTAACTATCTTTCCTTGAAAAGATACATCACCACTAGTATCAAATACATAAAAAGCATTGGTTCCATTTGCCGATTGATAATAACCAGTGCTTGGTCGGAAAGAAGAACCAGTAACAATACCACTTGAATTTAGACTTGCTGCAGTAATATTTGCAACAGTAATATTTGGAGTTCCTATGAGACCTTGTGCATTTGTAGCAACTCCAGCGGTAACGGCATAGGTTGCGATTCCTGCTACTGAAGCATATTCAGAGAACGTAGAGACACCAGCAACGTTAGCGTAACCAGAGAACGTAGAGACGCCAGCAACGTTAGCATAACCAGAGAACGTAGAGACTCCAGCGGTAACGGCATAGGTTGCTATACCAGCATTATTAGAATAAGTGCTTATACCTGCTGATGTAGCATAAGTACTTAATCCAGCATTGGTTGCGTAAGTTGCAATGCCAGCAACGTTAGCATAACCAGAGAACGTAGAGACTCCAGCGGTAACGGCATAGGTTGCGATTCCTGCTACTGAAGCATAAGTAGCACTAGAAGCATTGCCAGAAAAACTTGATGCCGTTACAACACCAGAAGCGTTAATGTTTCTAACGACTACTAAATCTCTTTCAGTAAATTGAACAGAACCGGCAGCGAGTCTTGTCCCCACTGGGAACTGTGTCGAACCAATACCAATAGCATAATTACTTAACCAAGCGTCGGTTCCAAGTCCAGCAAAAGTACCCGCCTTAAACCACATAATTTTCTTATATGTGGATGGAGTAGTTTCAATTCCAGCAATGAATAATTGAGTTAATGGGGTTCCTTCAGTGGATGCAATTGCAATACCACCGTGATTTGCTGTATTATCTGTAGAAGAATCATTACCAAAAGCATCTGTTCTAAATCCAAGAACAAGATCTGGGTCAGTAACTCTTAATTCCTGAACATTAATAAATGCTGTTGTACCACCAATTGTAATATTTCCAGTTACGTTTAGGTTGCGATTAACCTGAAGATCTCTTGTAACTATTGCGTCCTGAGGAATAACTAAATTATTTGGAAGACTTAATGTTGGTGTTGAACCTTCACCAGTCCCACCAGTAACCGTGATCTGATTTAATGTTCCAGATACTGTTTGAACATAGTCACCAGTCGTATCAGAACCAAGAGCAACTGAATTTGGTTGGATAGTTGCTGCTAGAGATACATTTCCAGTTCCATCAAAACTAATTGGCGAAGCAACAATATCACCAGTAATTTCAAAAGTTCTTGCGGTCTGAAGTGCTGTTGCTATACCTGCTGATGTAGCATAAGTAGCACTTGAAACATTACCAGAAAAATTTGATGCTGTAACAACACCAGTAAAGTAACCATCACCAACAACGTAAAGTTTTGATGTTGGATTTGTGGTTCCTATACCAACATAGGGAGTTGCAGTTGTTGCAATTCCAATATTTCTATTTTTATCATCTACATAGATGAACGATGAAAATTGAGAAATCTCCCTACTATTAGACATTTTATTTCTGCTTTATAAAGGTATTTATTTGAAGTTTAGGTAACAAGAACTGTACTTAACGTACCAGCATCACTTACAATTAAACGATATTTTGTTCCATTTGCAGAGGTAAGTATTACACCTTGAGAGGTATTAATACCAATTCTTGCATCACCAACAACATCAAGTTTTGTTGTTGGTGATGTTGAACCTATACCAATATTACCTGTTGGTCCAGAATAAAGATATGTTTGTTGTGTCTGATTAAAAATATAAACAGATCCATATCCAGTAGAACCAGTCAATTCATCAACAGGAGCACCAACAATAAGAGTTTTAGCATCAGCACTTAATGCTAATGAGTATCCGAACCAATCCCCAGCATTTGCTCTCGATCCTGCGGTTACTATTCCTACTTGATTAAAGACATTTCCTTGACGATTGTATATAAATACACGACCCTTTGTACCATTGTCTTGATATGCACCAACGATAATAGTTTTTCCATCGGCACTAATTGCAGCAGATTCACCATAAGAAGATGTAGGATCAACAACCGCAGTAAGAATTCCAACTCTACTTAAAGAATTGCCGACTCTATCAAAAACAGAAACTCCATTATTATTACCAGCAATTATAGTTTTTCCATCAGCACTAATTGCAGCAGAATATAAAGTTGAACCATCTACATAAGAATCAACTATGTTAATAAAACCATCAATTAACTCAAATAAAATGACTGTGTTGTTGTCGGTTGCAACAAATGATTTTCCATCTCCATTAAAGTTTAAAGAGTAACCAGCAAAAGAACCATAAGCATAAAGATCAACTTGATCAAATGTATTTCCAGATCTTACAAAATGATAAAAACGACTACCATTACCTACTGCAGCAACAATAATTGAACTTCCATTTGGACTTATTGCAAGACCCTCCCCAAATTGATCTCCAGTGGTTGAATCTGATCCTGTAAGAATTCCAACTTGAGTAAAAGTATTTTCAGTAGTTCTATCATATACATAAACAACACCTGTATCCGTACCCGTTGTTTCATCACCAGATGCTCCAACAACAACTGTATTACCATCAGCACTGACTGATACGGATATTCCAAAAAAATCTCCACTCTGAGAAGCATAAAATCCAGTTAGTATTCCTACTTCACCATATACATCAGATCCTCCACCATAATTTCGATCATAAACATAAACAACACCATAACCAGCAGAACCAGAAATTTCATCGTCCCAGGCACCAATAACTAAGGTATTACCATCAGGTGTAAGTGCTACTGAACCACCATAGTAATCATTAAATTGACTTGCGTAAGTTCCTTTTATAACTGCCAATTGGGAATAAGAACTTATACCAGAAATACTTAATGCAGAGTTAGATACATTTGCAGAAGATGAATATTCTGTATAATAAGATCTAGGCACACCTCTAAGATTTGTACCATCACCATAAAATGCAGATGCTGTAACAATTCCTGAAGAATATAAGTTTCTTGTAGTAATAAACCCTAAGGTAGAAACTCCAGAAACATTTAATTGTGTAACAGATGCAATTCCACCAATGACTGATGTTGCTATACCAGCATTATTAGAATAAGTAGCAATTCCTGCTGATGTAGCATAAGTGCTTATACCTGCTGATGTTGCGTAAGTAGCAATGCCTGTTGATGTAGCATAAGTGGCAATTCCTGCTGATGTTGCGTAAGTAGCACTTGAAGCATTACCATTAATATTAATATTATAAGTTCCACTTAATCTAGCACTATTAATAGTTCCAGTAGTAATATTTGCAGCATCATAAAGATTTGTTGCTGTTGTTGCTGTTCCTGATAAAGAACCTACAAAATTTGACGCAGTAAGTGTATTAGTATTTGGATTATAAATTAAATCACTATCAACTTTAACAATATTTGTTCCAGATGTATTATCAACAAATGTAATGTACCTTGACGAATTACTAGAATCTAGATTAATTCCAATAGAATTTGCAGACCCAACATTTGCAGAACTAACATTTATCCACTGAACTTTGGTTCCAGTAGACGATAGTATTTGTCCAGATAACCCAACATTGTCAAAACCATCATAAATTGCTCCTGTTATTCTTAAATTACCGCGAATATCCAGATTTTGAAGTGGGTTTGTAGTTCCTACACCAACATTACCAATAAGATATGAATTATTTGATACATTAAGTTGCGTTATAGATCCAATACCGCCAATCACATTTGTAGATATTCCGGCAGTGATTGAATAAGTAGAAATACCAGAATTATCAGCATAAGATGCTATACCACTAGAAAATGAATAAATTGAATTTGTAGATATTCCAGCAGTTGTTGCATAAGAAGCAAGATTTATTCCACTAGTATTATTTGTAACTACAAGATTTGGAACTGTTAATGTATTAGTACTACCATCAATTGTAACTGTACCTTGCCCTATAGATAAAATTCCAGTGATTCTAGCATCTCCAACAACATATAAAACAGTTGAACCTGATCCTACAGTATCAGTTCCAATTGAAACTCTTCCCGTATTATAAATTCCATTTCCAACTCTTGTCCATTCACTACCAGATCCAGTTCCGCCACCAGATCCAGCACCAGTGGTGTTGTATGAAATAATGGTTACTTCATCATTAGTAAATGTTCCTACAGTTAAACTAACTCCGGTTCCTACAAGAGAATAATTTATATCATCTAAACGAATACCATTTAAAAACACATCAACATATCCACTGCTTATTCCAGCAACATCAAATTGCTTTTGACTATTTTCGGCAATAAAATTGTAAACACTCCTTAAAGGTGTGAAACTTGCCCATACAAGTCCATCGCCAGTTGATTTTAAATATTGTCCATTTACACCAGTGGTTCCACCTACAGAAATTGCGTTAAATGTAGATAGACCAGAAACATTCAATTGTGCTATAGAACCTATACCACCTATTACACTTGTAGATACTCCAGCATTAATCGCATAAGTTGCATAAGTTGCGATTCCTGCTGTGGTAGCATAAGTTGCTATACCTGCTGATGTAGCATAAGTAGCACTTGAAGCATTACCAGAAAAACTTAATGCTGTAACAACACCAGTAAAGTAACCATCACCAACAACGTAAAGTTTTGATGTTGGATTTGTGGTTCCTATACCAACATTATTATTTAAATTAATTCTTATTGCATCTTCACCATTTGCACCCAAACCGAGTTGAACATTACCAGAAGCACGAACATTAGATACTAAATTTGAATGCGAAATAATAAGGTCACCTTGACCGCCTTTAACAAATCTAATATCTCCACCATCAACTTCTAACTTATAACTAGTACTAATACCACCAGCAGCAACACCAATAGCGACTTTACCTTCTGTAGTAACTACAAAAGGTGTAACATCAGGATTTGCACTATCTTCTACAATAAAAGCAGGTCCAGTACCAATTTGACTAATTCTAACAAGTTCACCAGTGCTTTCACCACTAAAAATAGCACCACCAACAACTTCAAGTGAAGTTAAATTCTCACTATAAGATACTATACCAACTTTTAGATTTTTTTGTCTGCCGCTAGTGTACTTAGTCATTTTAGTTAAGTGTCTCCAAGATGCTTCCTAAAAATTTAATATCAGTTCCAGTGCTTGCAGATAATACAAGAACATCACCAGATTCAAGAACTAATTTGCCTGCTAAAAGATTTGCAGTATCATTTGAAGAAATTGGAAAATTTTTCAAAATTTCCGTAGTAACTGCAATTCCTGAAGTTGTTCTTTGATGAGAAAAGGAAATTGTTTGAGTACTACCTCCTATATTTGCCGCTTGTGCTAAAAGAACAACTCCAGTGTATCCCACAGGTGCTGTATAAATTCCAACTGCACTTGTTGATGCAACTTTTGTAACTGTCTTAAATACGTTAAGTGCTAATGCCATTTCTTATTCTCCTCCGAGTGCGAGTATAAATGGAGTCATTGTTGAAAATAAACTCTTTGAATAAAATCTTCCAGAAATAGTTCCAGTTTGCTGATTAATAGCAACACCTTCACCTATTCTAAAATTACCAGATTGATCTGTACTGGTATAAACAACCAAACCACCATTTCTCATATCAACCTCATTATCTTGAATTGGAACACCTCCTTGTGCAGGAAGAGCGGCATTAATATTTGTTCCCGAACCAATATATTCAAAGGAATGACCTGATGCAAGAACTCTACTTTGCTTATAAAAATATGTTTCTGTTCCAACTCCAATAGAATATGGAACATTTTCATTTACAGTTATTGTAGAAATGCCAGAAGAAATCGGAGTAGAACTTAAAATTGAATAATATGTTGGAAGTAAAATAGCATCACCAGTTGCAGTATTAATTCCAACATCAGGAGAACTAAAAGTAACTTTTGGAGTAGAAGTATATCCTCTACCATTTGATATCATTTCTACAGATATAACAGAACCATTTTTAACTTCTGCAACTGCAGTTGCAGGTATAGACCAATCTGGTTCTGGAGAATCAATTGTTATCTCAACAGTTCCTGAATAACCAGAACCCCCAGAATTTATTTTTATACCACTCACACTATAAAATAATCGATCAAAATAAACAACTTGCCCATCAAAAGGTCTTGTTACATTAATTTTTGCAGTCCCGCCATAATTGTATGTATGAGGCAAAGTAGATGTTCCAACATAGGCTGTAAAAGTTGTACTTGCTGCAGAAACTGTCGGTAATGGATTAGTGTTTAAATTTCCAGTACCCAGTCTAGTTGTAATTATTCCAACAAGATTATCAATAAAAGAACGAACATCCGCACAAGATGATGGATCTATATTATTATTAGTTAAAGGATCTGCTACAATAGACAAATTTTTATTAGTAAGATTATTTGTAACTGCAAGTTTCATTAGTTCTCTTGCAGAAGTAAACCCAACTATTGTTTGAGGAATTTCACCTTCTAAACCATTTGTCAATAGTGTTCCGTCAAGTTTAAAGTATGCTTTAGTTGCTTCGATTGAGTTTCTACTTGTAAAATCTCTAACATCAGTTGAAACGGCATCAACAATATATCCAATATCCCGTTTGCATTTTTCTGGATTTGGATTCACAAATAATGGATATGCCGCAGAAATTGCATTATAAGAACTATTAATTATTTCTTGCCTATTTAATTGAATTAAATTATAAGCATCAACATATCTTCCGGGCGCAACTGTAATAGTTTCAAATACATATCCATAGTTTCCACTTGGATAGGTTAAAATTCCAGGTCCAGATGGGCAAGTAAATCCAAGACCAGAAAGACTTATTCCCATACCCACAGAAAATTTATGTGGGTTGTTTGTAGTTGCAGTTAATAACCCTGTAGTATGATCATAAGATGCATTTACAATGTTTAATGTAGAAACATTTAAATCCAAAGTAAATGTATCACTATTTGCTTCTGCAGTTTGAGTTACAATACCTGTATACTTTCTTGGTCCAATACCATCAGCAACAAGACCATAATTACCAAATGATGCATTGGAGTTTGTTAAGTCACAAGCACCGCCAGTTCCACAAAAAACTGCAGTGTCTGGGCAAATTGTAAAGAGTGAAACTAACTGAGCATAACCTTCATTGGTAATTGAAACTCCAATACCACCTTGATTATATTGAGTATATGAGTCAAGAACCATCGATTTTGTTGGTCCAATAGAATATCGACCATCAATTTTCATCCCAATACTATTTGGAATGAAGTTAGTACAATTTTGAATATAAGGCGATTGATTATTATAAACTGGTTTATTAGGATTGAATGAAAAAATAGCACCTGGATTTGCAGATCCTACAAACGACATTTCTGCAATATAGTTTCCATTCCCAACATAAAAGAGGTCTCCTTGGTTTTGTGGAGTAACTGAGACTTCTCTTAAACTATCACCAACAATACTGACTTGATTGGGTAATGAGATTGGATTGTTTTCTACATAAGATCCAGCACTAACTCTAATAACGGAACCTGCTGTTGAGATTGCAACTGCTCCTGCGATTGTTGCTTTGGCGTCTCCGAGTTTGAGACCTGTGTTTGTGTCGCTTCCGTCTTTTGTGACATAGATAACATTAGTAACTGTTGCGCCTGCACCGATACGAATAATATCTGTTCCGATTCCTGGACGCTCTCTCTTAGCAGTTAACTCACCATCATACGTGTTGTAAGCTAATTCTGCGCTTAATAGTTGATCTGCTGTAGGTCTCTTACCAGGAACGGCAGACCTTTTTATCCGAATCGGAGTTGCCATTTATGATATTCGGTATTTACCAGAAAAACAGTATATACTGTCTTTCATTTATTTATTCAAGATGCATTATTGCGTCTTGGACGATAAGAAAATAAATTAGTTGGAGGGTCTGGTTTCATCCACTTTTCTATCTTATCAAACCTTTCTTCACTATAAAAATCTTGCTGAACGTACCACAACTTCCAGTGCTCGTGCCCCTTGGACTGGTTACAATGGTGGCAGCAGCAGACTACATTTTTTGTAACGTCTAATCCACCCTTTGATTGGGGAAGAATGTGATCAATCGTAAGGTTCTCTTCTGACCCACAATAAGCACATTGATGTCCCCACTCTTCTTTTATGTTTTGCCTCCACATTCGTTTCGCCTCCCCAGAACTTGTTGCGTGTAAATGAAACAAGTATTCCTTTGGAGAGTGTAGAGGTCCCATAAGTTACTGCGACTTATGATTATTTATTTCTGGTTTTTATAACTTCAATAAGTTCTTTCAGAGTAATATAAATGTAATGAAATTCCTCATAATAACTTATATCTTTATCCCTCTGAAGAAGATTTTGAATTCTTTTTAGCACAAGCATCTCTTGCCCAGGCACGACTTACACTATTTACATAAGAACAAGACTTACCTTTCTGACCACAATGAGGACATACTGCATCAGGTGGATCTTTAATGTATCCGTCTGGAGTGTACACTTTCTTTTTTAGATTTTCTGCTTGCTTATGTTTACGATGATTCATACAACCACAGGTTCTCCTTGACCTTCCGAAATGTATAAGTCTTGTGCAGCAGGAAGTCCAATCTGTCCAGAAAGTTGCTTATCAGTTGTTGAAGTAATATCAATCACCTGATCCACAATAAAACGATGACGACTATATGAACGATGATGAGGATCAAAAGACACCATCATAAGTGCATCATTAATATCCGCACAATGACAAATAACACGACCTGTTTTATTTTCTTTTACGATCCAATATTCGTTCATCATTTAATTTCTTTTCCTTATTATAAGATACTTGTGGTTTTCTGTAAAGATTGGGCCAGGTATCACGAATTACTTCTGCGAGTTTATATGGTGTTTCCGACGATATCATAAATCTTGAATAACGGACATTATAAAAAGAAAAACTCCAAACAGTTGGAAAAGGAAGAGTATGAGGAGCATTTTTGTGAGTGCTTCTGCAACTATTTAACCCCAATAGATTACACTAAGAGTAAATGTTACAAATACAATAACTGTAAATCCCATCATTGCTACACCTGCCCAAATTACCCAGGGCTCCATAGGTTCGTGCTGAGGATTATGAGACATAAAAAAAGAGGGTTGTTACACCCTCTAATTATATCACAAAGCATTGCCTCGTGGAAGAACCTCTTCTGGGAACACAAAGTTCTCGTGAGGTTGATCTACTGGAGCCATCCAAGCACGTAAGCCTTCGTTTAATAATATATTTTTTGTGTAAAATGTTTCAAATTCGGGATCTTCTGCTGCTCTAATCTCCTGAGATACAAAGTCGTATGCACGGAGGTTAAGAGCAAGACCGATGATACCAATAGAAGAAGTCCAGAGACCCATAACTGGGACAAAAAGCATAAAGAAGTGCAACCAACGCTTATTACTAAAAGCAATACCGAAGATCTGAGACCAGAATCTGTTAGCCGTAACCATAGAGTACGTCTCTTCCTCTTGAGTCGGTTCAAATGCCTTGAAAGTGTTTGATTGATCGCTGTCTTCATAAAGAGTATTCTCAACGGTAGCACCGTGAATGGCACACAATAAAGCACCGCCAAGAATACCTGCTACGCCCATCATATGAAACGGATTTAACGTATAATTATGAAATCCTTGGATAAACAGAAGAAACCTGAAGATTGCAGCAACGCCAAACGATGGTGCGAAGAACCAACTGGACTGACCCAGTGGATACATCAGGAACACAGAAACGAATACTGCGATAGGACCAGAGAATGCGATTGCATTGTATGGACGAATGCCTACAAGGCGGGCAATCTCAAACTGGCGAAGCATAAATCCAATCAGGCTGAAAGCCCCGTGGAGCGCCACAAAAGTCCAGAGTCCCCCAAGTTGGAACCAACGGACGATATCCCCTTGAGCCTCAGGACCCCAGAGAAGAAGAAGAGAATGACCCATAGAATCTGCTGGAGTGCTAACTGCTGCAGTAAGAAAGTTTGCACCCTCAAGATAGGAACTCGCAAGCCCGTGAGTATACCAACTCGTAACGAAAGTTGTCCCAGTAAGCCAACCACCAAGAGCAAGGTAAGCAGTGGGAAAAAGAAGAAGTCCAGACCAGCCAACA